GGCAACGTGTGGCACGGTTGCCTATGAGGATGCGACGAATGCGTTGGCTGCTTTGCAGGCTGTGCAGTTCGCTGAGGATGGTCGTTTGTTTGCTGACCGATCTGGAAACATCAACTTTGATGCTCGTGTGTCCACTTCGTTTGGGACGGCTGTGGCAAGTCTTGGTGGTACTGCGGTGAGTGCAATTCCGATCCAGTCGTTGTCCAACATTTATGGTGCTGAGACTGTGGTGAACCGTGCGACAGTGCAGATATCTGGTGGGACTGTTTCGAGTGTGGCGAATGGTACGGCCAGTCAAACCGAGTATGGGATCAAAACTTTCTCGTTGACTGACATCCCGTTGGATACAGCTGCGGCTGGGTCGGCTTTGGCTACGAATCTGGTGGGTCGGTTTGCTGATCCGGAGGTGAGGTTCTCGGAGGCTTCGGTGCTGGTGAATATGTTGACGGCTGCACAGCAGGAGCAGATTGCGGCTTTGGAGATTGGTGACATTCTTTCCGTCACTCGTGTCTTCACCTCTGGCACTCCGCTAACGGTCACCCAGAATGTGGTTGTCGAATCCATCCAACATCGCCTCAGCCCTGCCAGACATGAAGTGAATATCGGCTTCGGCAAGATTGATTTGGTGATTCCGTTTATACTTGACACATCTGAACTCAATGACGCAACGTATGCACTTCAGTAGTATGGGAGAATCATGTCAGGCTTAGGACGCAAAACATTCAACCCTGGAGACGTGCTAAACGCAGCCGACGTTCAGGGGTATCTCATGAATCAGATGGTGATGGTGTTCGCTGGTACAGCAGCACGAGGTTCAGCGATCCCAACCCCTTCAGCAGGAATGGTCGCATATTCAACAGCAACAGGAATCCAGGTGTACAACGGTACGGCTTGGGTGAGCGTGTAGATTAGGAGACATCATGGCAGGCTTAGGACGCAAAACATTCAACTCTGGAGATGTGCTGAACGCAGCCGACGTTCAGGGCTATCTCATGGATCAAGCCGTGATGGTGTTTGCTGGTACAGCTGCTCGCGGTTCTGCGATCCCTACACCTTCGGCGGGCATGGTTGCTTATTCGACAGCAACACAGTTGCAGGTGTACAACGGTACGGCTTGGGTCGGTGTTAGTGGTTCAACTCTTGCTGTAGATATTTTGTGTGTTGCTGGTGGTGGTGGTGGTGGAAAGTTTGACAACACTGCTGGTGCTGGTGGTGGTGGTGCTGGTGGTTTGCGTAGCGTTTCAGGCGTTTTGAATGCTGCTACTTACACGGTGACTGTTGGCGCTGGTGGTGCTGGTTCTACTGGTGTACGAACAGCGGGTACAAATGGTAGTGCTTCTAGTTTTTCATTTTCTTTGACTGGTGTTGCATGTGTTGGTGGTGGCGGTGGCAGCGGTGAACTTGTTGCTCCTAGTGGCGGTTCAGGTGGTGGCGGCACAAACAATGCCTCAAGTTTTGGTCTTGGTACTTCTGGCGAAGGCAATAACGGCGGTGGAACAAACGGTTTTGCTGCTGGCGGTGGCGGTGGCGGTTCAGGCGGTGCGGGTTCTAGTGGTGTAGGCAACACGGGCGGCAATGGCGGTGCGGCAACAGCCAACTCGTTTACTGGGTCAAGTATCAGTTATTCAGGTGGTGGCGGCGGCGGCGGTAAAACTACTGGCGGAACAGGTGGAACCAACGCAGGGAACGGCGGTAGCGGCGCAAGCGCAGTTGGAGGCAATGCAACAGCCAATCGCGGCGGTGGCGGTGGCGGTAGCACAGACACAGCAAACGGTGGTAACGGTGGTAAAGGTGCAGTAGTCCTTCGTGCATTGACCGCAGATTTAGCAGCATTTACCATCACAACTACTGGCAGCCCAACTACTGGCACAACAGGTTTATACACCTATTACGAATACAACGACTCAGGAAGTTTCAAGGTTGCATAATGGCCTACTTTGCAAAAGTTTCAGACGGAATAGTTATACAAGTGATAAGCGTTAGCAATGATGATGCTCCTACCGAAGTAGCAGGTCAAGCATTCATTGCTTCACTTGGGCTAGACGGTGAGTGGTTACAGACCTCATATAATGCGGCAACTAATGGTTTTCGTGGTGTTTACGCTGGTATCGGTTACACCTACGATGCTGAATTAGATGAGTTTGTCCCACCTGCGCGATTTGTTGCATCCGAACTTCCTATCGAGGAATAAGTGCGTGGTACACGCTGGCTGATAGTTCTTCCTGCGGTTCTACTTTCTTTCTTCCCGTTCGTTGCTCGTGCTGATGCGGTTCAAGGCTTGGATGCCTCTTACTACGTCATAGACGAGATACCACCCCAGCAGTCAACTTCGTTGTACACGTTGTGTGCGAGTGAGGTTGAGAACAATATCAATCGCAGCTATGACGGTGAGCCTGTTGAGGGTTGCCCTGATGATCTGTTCATGGTGCATCTGACGGGCTTCATCACGATTCCAGAACACACCACGATTGAGTTCATGTTGGCTTCTGATGATGGTGGTGAGATCACGATTGGTGGCAATACTTGGGGATCGTGGACTGATCAGGGTTGTTCGGCTTGGCAGTCAGGCAATCTCAGTCTTGAGCCTGGCAGTCTGCCACTAGAGGTGTGGATGTATGAGAATGGCGGTGGTGCCTGCCTCATGTTGGCTTGGAAGATTGATGACGGTCAGTGGGAGATCGTGCCGGACGAAGCCTTCACCACAAGCCTTGTGGCCACAACGACAACCGATGTGTCCACAACGACTGTGGCCGAATCGACTACTTCTTCCGCACCGACCACAACATCGTTGCCAGTAGAGCCGACCATGCCAGAACAATCAACAACGTCTTCAACTACATCCACCACTTCAACGACGACCACCTCGACGGTTGTTGAAACCACAACCACCACAGAACCCGCATCACCACCGCCAGCGCAGCCACCTGCAACGGTTGAGCCACCACCCACAACGATGCCAGCACCACCAGATACGGCACCCACACCACCAGAGACACAACCAACTCCAGAACCAATCCCATCAGACCCTCCAGCAACAAACCCTACTGTTCCTCCAGCCCAAACCATACCGTCCGTCACAAGCCCACCAGACGCGCCACAAGCCCCCGAGACGCTCCCAATCCCCGACACTGCGCCACCGCCACCCCAGACCAACCCAGCCCCACCAGACGTGAAAGAAGCCCTGACCGAAGAACAGTTTGATGCTGTCATCGAACAACTCTCCGAAGCCACCGAAGAACAAATCGTTGCCCTAGTCGACGACCTCATCACCAAAGACCTCGACACCAGCCAAGCCGCCGCATTCGTCTCAAGCCCTGCCGTCTTGGCCGCCATCACCGGCGACCAGGCTGAGGCGTTGTTCAATGAGATCAGCACCGAGCAGTTGAGCGTGGAGCAAGCTGCTGAGGTTGTCGCTGCGGTGCAGGATGCACCACCTTCAGTCCGTCAAGCCTTTGAGTCGGTGTTGAATATCTTCTCAGGGTTCGCCGATAGTTATGTTCCGTTCGATTCACGCATCCCTGTTTCTGAGCGTCGTGCGTTAGTTGCGTTGGGTGCGGTACTATTAGCGGCAAGTCCTGCGCCTACTTTACGGAGACGACAATGAGATTCTGGGGCGAGATTCACGCACTCCTCTGGACTATCGGCGCATCCATCATCACGATTGGCACGTTGTCTGGGTTCACCCAGCAACTTGCCATCTGGGTGACGGTTGGGACATTGGCTCTTCATTTGGTTGGCGCACTAACCAAGAAAGAAGACAAGTCATGAAGAAGATGCAAGATGTCGCTGGCCGTATTGTGGCTGTGTTCCTCTCGTCAGCCCTCGCCATTGTTGGTGGTTCTGCTGTGATCGCACCGGAACTAGAGATATGGAAGTCGGCTGTGTTGGCTGGGTTCGCAGCTGTCGCCACTGTTGTGCAGAAGTTGGCTCAAGCCTCTCTCGATGGTCAGTTGACGATTGAAGAAATCAACGAAGCCTTCGGTGCTAAGAAAAAATAAGCGCATGACCAAGATGCCTTGGCCTGTGGTGCCGATCAAGTTCTGTTCGCATCTCGCTGGCAAGAAGCCGTCTGAGATAACGACACCGATGTTGCGTCGACTGTCTTGTGGCGGGATGATGCATCATTGTGCAGCTCGTGCTGTTGAGGCAATGATTGCGGCTGCGAAGGCTGACGGTGTCATCTTGAAACCGACGAGCAGCGGCGACACATTCCGCAGCATCCAACAACAGACCGCTGGGTTCGTTGTTCGCTACCAGAAGGCACCGTTGGCTGGGGCTACGACACGCACTTGGAATGGTGTGAAGTGGTATCTCAAGCCTGGCAACGCCCCACTAGCTGCACCAAACGATGACCCGAAGACTTGCTCACGTCACATGCTGGGTATCGCCATTGACATTGCGAACACCGGCAACAAGAAAGTGATGGACTGGCTGCTCGCCAACGAGCAACGCTTCGGCTTCAGCCATGAGGTTGTGAGCATGCCTGGTGCTGAGCCTTGGCACATTCGATTCACCGAAGGGCAAGCCATGCCTCAAGCCGTCCTCGATTACGAAGCGTCCAAGCCCGCATGATGGA